AAGTGATGCACTATCTAAAAACATTTCATTTGCAGCCATGTTTGCATTGAAACCCATATAGTGTGTATTGTATGCGAGAGTATCAAGTAGAATGTTCATACCAGAACCTTCAAAATCATAATCTTTAAATTGTGTTTGGTTTTTCAAAAAAGTTTTAAGATTACCTTTAATATTATCAAAGTCAAGTTCTGTAACTCTAAGTCTTTTATTATTTACGGCCATTATCGTACTCTCTCTAACATGACTGTCAAGTCAACTAATTCTGTTGGTTGATTGACAACATAAAATTCTATTGATACTTCGTATTCATTTCTATCTAAATTTGGTAAAGCCGTTACAGATATCAATCTTGCTCTTGGTTCAAAGTTTTGAATTACATCTTCAATCTTTCTTGCAAGTATCTGTGCTGTAACTGGAGTCATTAATTCAAATAACATATCTCTAACACCAGATGCAATCTCTGGATGAAAAGGTTTTTCATAATGATTAAGTAAAACTAGATTACGAATAGAGCGCTTTACAGCTTTAATATCTGTTATATCTTGTATATCAGAGTTAGAAGACTTCTTACCAAAGAATAAATCTAAATCAGTATATTGTCTAACATTCCTATTAGAATTATTATTTGATTGAGCATCATATTGTGCCATTCGTATGGACTCCTAATTTATCTTTTATTTATAACGACTAACCACTATAATTTGGATCAATTTTATCCATTGTTTTATAACTAATTGTTATGGCAAATATATCTGGGTCTGTAAATGGGTCTAATGGTAAACCAGCTATATTTTCAAATTTAAGTTTATTACCAAGTGCATAACGATAGTATGTTGTTGATTGTCTTGTTTTATTACTAATGGTTTCTAATTCTTCTTCAACAATACCAGATGGTTGAACCACTCTTGTTACTGGGTCTACTAAACCTTTTCGTAAAATACTTACATATTCAAAAGAAGTAATATTCAATATAGGTTGATTATATGGATTTAAATCAATTTCAGCTATATTTGTTGCTGGATCATAAAATTCTATTACCTCTTGTATTGTTTCATACCAATCTGGATACTTTGTTGAATCCAATCCATCTAAAACTTCTTTGGCTGTATCAATCTTTACTAAATCAATAAAATTATCTTTCGTTCTATGAGTTAAACCAGCATCAGAAGAAGTTACTCTTTTTGTTTCAGTATAAGTAAATCCATCTTTATCTGTTTTTGTTTCTTTTGTAACTGTAGCTTCTATAGTTGTTGCTTTAACAGTTTCCCCAGTTTTAGTTACTACTGGTTTATAATTAAGTGGGTCTGCTTTTAGTTTTTTATATTCTGTCTGCCAAGTTGCAAAATCTTTTTCTTGTTTTGCTTTAAATTCTGGAGAACCAATAGAGGCAAGAGCAGTATTAATATTTGCTATATCTTTACTTATATCTTTATCTGCTGGTGCAGATTCAATATCTTTTCTAAATTTTGCAATAAGACCCTCAAATGAAGTATCTTTTGCAGCTGTATTTGTTGTAACAATAGAAACTTCTTCTGTCTCTGCTGGAACATCTGCTTGTTTTGCAGCGATAGGTTTTTCTTTTATAAGGTCTACAGTATATGTCGCTTTAATTGTATCATAAGTTCCAGTTGCACTTGGAACAATAATCTTACCATTTTGTTTGTACTGAATATTCGTAAAAAAAGATTGAGTAGTTTTTTTACCTTGTACAGATAAAATTTCTTTAGGTGTTTCAGATAAAGTTAGTGTCGTTGCATTACTGACTCTATCCTCTATTTCCTTTGTGGTAACTCCAGTTCCAGCAACGTCTGCTGGTATTTCTAGATTAGGAATAAGGTCACAAAGATTTCCACCAGTTGCAGTTGTTGTAGGTGCAATATATTCTGAAATATTTCCAGACACACCAGCAATTCCTCCACCAGAAGATAAGTTTACAGATTCCCCACTTAATCCAAACGCAGAAGTCAATTCACCAGTTAGTGAACCCTCACCAGTACCAGTTAAAAAATCTGTTGCTGCACTAATATCTTTACCTAACTTTGTAGTTCCCTCATCAATAAGTTTATCTAAGTCTAAACCTTTATCACCAAGTGCTCCACCAAAATCTTTTTTTAGTTCAGCAACTTTTGCATTAAAAGATGCAATACCCTCTGCTGTTGTTCTATCTACATCATTAATAAGACTTGTTATTTCTGATTGAAGATTAACAGGTTTTGCTTCTGGTAAATCTACTGCAAGTGCATCAAGTCCTGCCTTAATATCTGCCTGTGCAGTCTCAAACGCAGCTGCAGCTTCAGATGCAGCAGAATCTAATTTAGATTCTATCTCTGCCTTTATATCATCTATCTTTGATAGTGCAGTATTGAGTGATTCATTTGCACCACATAGATTTGGAGTTTTAAAATCTGCCATACTTATCCTCCAGCAAAAACATTTGATGAACCAGCTGCGACAGATGTGCAACCACTTATTCCATCACCTACTCTACCACAACCTTTACCATTTACAAATACTGTAGAAGAACCAGATGCAATTGGAGCTGAATGAGATGGACATGGAACACCTGGCAACAAGTGTCCTGTGTTATTATCACCTTGTCTACTAATACCAATTCCATTTACAAAAACATTAGACGAACCAGCAGCTCTTGTCATACCAGAACAATGTGCTACATCTGCATCTCCAATTCTAGTTACTGCTGGCATATGTTCTCTCCCTTTTCATTAACTCTTGCAACTTACCATTGAAAGTTTCCATGTATTCATGTTCCTCATCTGTATGTGGGCCTTCAGGCCAATCTGGATCAAACTTTATAACATGGTCAAATACGATTGGTATGTCTTCATACTTTGTGTATGTAATAAGTTCGTTTCCCTCTTTTATAATAAATGTTCCGTTCATCTTAGTTTAAATTAATTGTTGGAGCATCTGCATCAATTTCACTTCCAGCATTTAAGTCCATCAATGTTCCTGCTGTTATATCTGTTTCGGTTGTTGAGTCCATATCAATATCTGCCTCTGAAGTAATAGTCATCTTTTGTGCAGACTTCATATTTAATGTTGTACCAGATTTAAGTGCCATAATACCAGACACAGTATCTATTGAAACATTACCACTTGCATTTAATAACATTTTACCACCAGTAGTGATTGCAGAGATATCACTCTTTGCAACTAAATCAAATTTACCATTATTGATTCTTGTTTCATCACCCTCTGTAGTTACATTGACATCTTCACCAATACGACCTTTTACAGCTTGATTGATATTAAAAGAGTGTGTTCCTTTTATTTCTTCTTCAAGATTACCACCTATTTCCCCAGCACCAATCTTTGTTCTCATATTCTTATGTATCTTTTGTGTGTAATTTCCTTCTACTTCTAAATGATAATCTCCTTTTACAAGATGTCTTACAGTTCCACCGATTGTAAGATTAACATTACCACCAACATATACATTTGAATCATTCATAATGATTTCAAAGTTGTTACCAATTACCTTAGTAGTCTTAGTTCCATCAGCAATTACTTCTTCATATGTTCCAGTTTTATGTTGTCGAAAAGTTCTTTCTGCTCCAGGCGTATCATCTACTTCTGTGATATGACCACATTCAGATTCAAATACATGATTGTAGGGATAAAGCCCAGAACGATAAATTCCTTCAAAGTCATTATCAACAGAATTATAATCTACATCTTTTGGGTGAGGTTCATCAAAACTTCCACGATCCTCTTGAACTGCCTCATCTGATACTGTAGAAAGAAATGGTTGAGTTGCAGTCTGTATTCCTGTCTGTCTGTTCTTTCTTCTTTTTCGTAGTTGTAAATGTTTTTCAGACATCTCACCTCTTGCAAGACGATTAGTATCTGGTTCTTTTAATTTACGACTAAGTGGATAAGGCCCATATGTCGGAGTTCCAGCATAATAGTCTTGGATAGAACCAGCGCCACGAGGGTCGTTAAAACCCTTTGATGGGTCTGAAGTATTTGTTGGTTTGCCTGGCAAAGTTCCCATAATAATAGGTTGTTGTTTTTCTCTTGCATCTGAAAAGAAACCTATTACCCAAGAACCCTCAACTAGAAAAGATGGAGTGTTACCCAACCCTTGCATAGATGGGTCTGTAACTGGGTGCATGACTGTTGCCCACGGCAAGTCTTTTGTGGGAATGTCATTTAAATCTTCTGTATGAAATCCAAGACAACGTACACGAACACGACCTAAAGCATCTGGGTCATTTCTATCTTCAACGACTCCAGTAAACCAAACAAAGCCATCAAGACCCATAAAATAATTTTCAGACATAGTTAGACTCCTTACTGTGTTATTTATAAGGGAAGTCTAGACTCTCTTTCTTGTAGGCACTCTAAGGTTTAGACAATCCTTATCCTTTACCCAAACTGTTTTAATTTTTTTAGGTTGTTCGACTTTATATTTTTCTAGCTCGTACACTAGTTCTTCGTTTTCATTATCTTTATTTAATTTGGATATTACTTTTCGGGCTTCAACTAATTTCAAATCTTCGTGAAGAACTTGCTTAGAGCAAACTCTATATTTGACCAGTTTATATCTCCTTTGTATATGTGGAAATTTTATTTATACAAATTAGAATTTGGTGCCTCCTACTGGACTCGAACCAGTACGCTATAAAGCCACAGATTTTAAGTCTGTTATGTCTACCATTTCCATCAAGGAGGCGTATTGGCCTCTCCAGCAAGACTCGAACTTGCGACCCACAGTTTAGAAGACTGTTGCTCTATTCCAACTGAGCTATGGAGAGAGTGTTTCTATTTGATACCTACGTTACTCGCAATCATGATTCGTTTTTCTTCGATATCAGATGGGGGAACAGAGTGTTCCACTATGCCAGGAAAGATAATGACCTCTCCCTCTTTAGGGTGAATAGTTAAGTCTGCTTCTGGAAAACAAATTGGAGATGCACCTTTCGGCATACGAACATAGTAACACCAACCGAAAGCACTTGCACCATGATTATGTACTTTAGTCCAATCGCCTTTACCATAAGTTGCACCCCAACATCTTCGTATATAAAATCTTGGTGCATTAAAATTAGTTTCCTCATTTGAAGTCAATGAGATAATATCTAAAACTTTCTTACACAATCTATCTACAAGAGGATGGTCTTCATTTAGATGCCAATCAGACATGGGAGCTTTAACATTTGTTTTCTTTTTCTGTACATCACCTAAACCAACAATATAGTTAGCAAGAGTTTCAGTTTCCTCTGGTGTGTATATGTCTAAGACTTTTTGTACAATAGGAATCTTTATATTAAACATATGAACATTAGAGGATTTGTAAGGTTTACTTTTTATCTTGTTTACAATACTCATACTTTGAAATCCTTATAGTTTGGTTCTTTTAACATCTCTAGATTCTTTTTTAGAAACTTGTTGTTACCACCAAAGTCAGTATTATCAAATACTGGAGTCTGTCCACTATCCACCAAGTCCTCTTGTTCTTTCTGCTGACAATCATATAACCTCATCTTACTTCTGTCAATACCTAAAACAAATCTTTTGTTGACAGTAGGGTCATTGTATCTGTTCTTTAATTGTTTTACAACAATTTGATTTAGTCCATCAAGTTCCTCATTCGAGATAAGGGCGAACATAAAGTCTGCTGTCGCTGGCAACCCAAATGATTCAGATGTGTCCTCAAGGCCGAGGTCTGACGAGGTGAATCCACTTCTCGTTGTTTGTGTTGCAGACATGATTGGAACATCACACTCAACGGCGAGTCCTCTAAGTTCTTCTGCAATCGATTTAATATATGTGTAAGAGTTAACATTAGTTGCTCCTTTGAGTCTTGAAGATGCACAGATATTTAGATAGTCAATGAATATCATATCTGGTTTGAAACTTCTCTTGATTGCAAGTTCTTTTATCAATCCACGAAAGTGTGCAGAGTGAGCAGATGCAGTAGGATATTCTTTGATGATAAGTTTACCATTTGTTTTCTTTGCGATACTTTCAATCTTACTGTCAAACATCTTTTTAGGTAAGTCATGCAAATCTTCCATAGAGATATTCATCAGGTTTGCATCAATACGTTCTGCGATACGTTCCTCTGCCATCTCTAAAGTAATATACAATACATTCTTACCTTGAGATAAACAGTTTGCAGCCATGTGACACATAAACAATGATTTACCAACACCAGTACCAGCAAGTGCAATGTTCAAAGTCTTTGTCGGAAGACCACCTTTAGTAATCTTGTTAAAGAAGTCTAGGTCAAAAGGAATCCGTTCTTCTACTTTATGATAGAAATCAAATCGTTTTTCACTATCGTCAAAGTAATCGTGACCGACTGCATTGTCGAAACAAACAGCAAGTGCATCTGTCAGAATATTTGGTATTGCATCTGCACCACGATTTTTATCTTTACCATCAATGATAGAGATACCATCTACAATTGCATTATAGATAGCTTTGTCTTTACAGAACTTTTCCGTAGTATCAACTAACCATTCCATATCTACTTCGGTAGAGTCAAGTGTCTTGATAATCTCCACAATATTTTTATGTTGGTCTTCAGTTAAGTCTTTTCTAGAATCCACTTCAATCTCTAGAGATATTTGTGAAGGCATTCTTTTGTATTTTTCAACAAAGTTTACAATCTCATTGAATACAACTCGTTCTTCTTTGATATCAAAGTAATCTGGCTTGATAAAAGGTAATACTTTTCTACAATATTCTTCATTGAATACTAGGTTGCTCAGCGTTGTTCGTTCTATCGTTTGTGTCATATCCTACCTCTGATTGTGCAATGATGATATGATAAAGTATATCACCAATTAATTTAAAAAATTCATCTCCAAACTTTTCTTTTGGAATCCCATTATTCTCTAGTATATCATACTTGAACTTTAAATTCAAGTGTTCATTCTCTTTTAATTTAGATTCATCTGGAATAGTAACTTCGCCATACTTATATACAACTCCATGATAATCAGTTTCAGATGTAAGACCAATACAAGTCTGGTTTGGATAAGCATCACTATTTAGAAACACAAACTTTTTTGTAATGGGGTCTTGCATTATTTGTTCTGCTGTTGGTAACTTGGATTCATCAACCTCACTTTTGATTGGTTCACCTAAGTGATTTAGTAGTTTAGACATAATGTAAATAACTCCCTAGTATATATTTTGGTTTGTCTATTGGTTTCTCCCCAGCGTGTAACCAAGGCCATAGTGGCGGAAACATAAGTAGAGAACCTTTTTTACATTCTGATTTAATACCATAGTCTGGAAAGGTAGTTGAACCACCTTTATTATTATCTAGATATAAAAAGAAAACTAGAAAACGTCTTGCACTATTATAATCTGCTACGTCAACATGATTACCAAATTGGTCTTTACCATCTGCAAGATATCGTTTCAAACGAATACCCTCAAATCCATATTTCTGTGGCCAAATGTTACTCTTATATCCGATATTACATTCTTCTCTGTATTTTTTGATTGACTCTTTGAATACATCAACCAGATATGCAACTTCTGTTTTCCATTCCTCATGTGCAAGAAGATGTATCTGTGTAAAAGACATTTCTCCTTGACTATGTTTCTCATATTGTTCTGGAAGACTTTCAAACTGATGTATCATGTTATCGCAGAACTCATCAGAAACTACGTTATCGTAACATCTAATGTAGTTTTCCATACTTGTATTCCTTTTCTGCAGCTTCATCTAATAGTGTCATTACATCTTCCGTAAAATACTTCTCTGGATTATTCATAATCGTTTTACCAAACTGTGTAGTGCCATCAGGCAACTCAATTCGTGTAGATACTTGTTTGAAGATACTATACTTGATTGCAAGTTCTATTAGACCATAGTATTTATCCAAACCCTTTTCATAGTTCAGACGAACATCTACCATCTTGTTTTCGATTGTCAATCTTGACTTGTGATTTTTACAATGTATAATATTTCCGACAACATCAGTTCCGTCTTTCTCTTTTCTCTTTGACAGAAAGACAATAGACGAGGCTGCATATTTCAATCCAGAACCACCACCCATTTCTTTTGTCGGAAACATACTTCCCATAGAATCATAAGTGTGATTGGTCACAACCATAGGAACACCAGCTCGACCTAGTTTCAAAGTCAGTACACGAAACGCAGCTTTAAGAACTTGCGCCCTCGTCATATCTCTTGTTTCTTTTCCATCAGAGGTATCTTCTACTTCTTTCGTAGTAGACA